GGCGGCTTCGTGGCACGCCACTTGCGGATGGTGGCGGCAAAGCGCGCATCCGCCGCCGCCGCCCCTGGTCAGTCGCCGGTGGGCGCATTTGTTGATGGCGTTATGGGCCAGCTTGTTGCCCATAAGGCAATGCTCAAACAGTACCAAAGCACCACCAAAAAAGAAGAAGTCAAGGCAACAATTATCCCGGAATATGCTGATTATATTGATGGGGTATTATCCGCAGATAGCGGTGCGCAAGACACTGTCATTGTTACCCTGTTGGCCTGGGCGATGGATGCCGGCGACTATGAAACCGGCTTGCGCCTGGGGGAATACGCCCTTCGCCATGATTTGAAAATGCCGCCCGAATGGCGGCGTACGGTGGCAACGGTTGTTGTTGAGGTCATGGCAGAGCGGATGCAAGGCAACCCTGAGCTTGACGATGCAGCAGCGGACTATATGCAGCGCGCCTTTGAGCTGACCGCCGACAAAGATATGCCCGATGAGGTCCGGGCAAAGGTTCTTGTTGTCCTTGGCGATCTACGGGCGGCAAGCGATCCGCCCTTAGCCTTGAAACACTACGACGACGCCATGAGCCTTAACCCGCGCTGTGGGCGCAAGGGTCTTGCCGACAAGCTACGCAAAACCATTACAGCACAAACAGAACCGCCTCCCGACAAGGAGGCTTAAAAAGCTCCCCCCGGCGGCTGCGGTGGAGAAAAAACGGCCTATCGCAAGATAGGAGCCTGCTTTTTTCCCTGTAGCCGCCCCCCTCCCCTCCCCTGGTGTGCATCATGATTGTTATTCCCCTAAGCGCAGGCGCTACCGATGGCGAGCCGGAAATCCCAGCCGATGGGCTTTTGCCTGCGGTCTGGCTGGCTCAGATGCAGGCACAGACAGGGCAAGACGATTCTATCCCCTGTGGGCAGCAAACCGACGCGCTGTGGGATGCATACCTAGAGGTGGCGGCGATGATCAAAGAGTGGATAGAGGCAAAAACAGGCCCACTTAATAGCCTGGAAAACCGTAATTTTTTGTGCGCGGTCTACTACCGCGCGCGGCACACACTGTGCAGTGAGATGCGCGGTTATGACAGTACGCGCGACGGGCACAACCGCGCCGATAAAGTCGAGGAAACCGCCGGCGGGTGGCTGGCAAAGTCTGACCGCGCTGTCGCGCGCTTGCGCAGTGGTACGGCTTGGACGGTGGCCTTGCTGTAATGGCCCGCCTGACAGATGAGACGGTCACTATCCGCGCCAAGCAGGGCGACACACTCGATGCGATTTGTTGGGCGCATTACGGCACCACCGATCCGGTTGATGCTGTACTTGCTGAAAATATGGGCCTTGCCGCTCATGGTCCAATAGTGCCGATGGGGACAATTATAACTCTCCCGCCTCTAAGTAAAATTTCACCAAAGACAGTAAAGGAGGTGGCTTTATGGTAGCCGCAGACCGTTCGAGTATTGCGTCTTATGTTGCCTCTATTTCTGTCTTTGGCGGCTCTATGACTGTTAACGAGCTTGCTGCTCTTGGTGGTCTTTTGATCGCTGTTTTGACATTTGCCACAAACATTTATTTCAAGGCGCGTCATCTGCGGCTAGCAGAGCGCGCAGTTGTCAAAAAGGAATGATCGCGTCAATGATCACCCCCAACCCGCGAAATATCGAAGCGGCGCTACGCGCTGCTGCACCGCGCATCACTGATGCAATTCTTGCCGTTTATCTGCCGTTGCTGATTGACTACTTGCCAGGGGCGCGGATTTATACACCGCGCGCTATTGCGGCCTTATTGGCTAACTTGGCACATGAAAGCGGTGACTTCCGGCATGTGTCTGAAAACCTTAACTATTCTGCTAAGGGGCTGCGGGCGACGTTTGGCCGCCGCATCGACGACGAAACCGCCCTGGCCCTGCATCGCAAGCCTGAGCAGATCGCAAACGCGGTCTATGCCAATCGCTTAGGCAATGGCAATTGCGCTAGTGGTGACGGCTGGCGTTATCGTGGGCGCGGCTTGATCCAAATTACAGGCCGCGACAATTACCTCGCCGTCGGTAAGGCCCTGGCCGTTAATCTTTTGGATAGCCCGGAAATCCTCGAACAGCCCGTTTATGCGCTGAAATCGGCGCTGTGGTTTTGGGCAAGCCGTGGCCTTACCGGCTTGGCTGAGGCTGATAAATTCCGCTCCGTGGTGGTGCGGATTAATGGGGGCACGAACGGTTTTGATGACCGTAAAGCCCGTTACACTGCCGCCCTTGCGGCCCTCACTCAAAAGGATGTTTGATGAAGTCAGCTCTTTCTTATCTCGTCGCGCGTGCAAAAGAGCGGTCTACCTGGATGGGCGCTATTACTCTGGCGTCTGCTGCTGGTTTGGCGATGTCGCCTGAACAGGCAACGGCGATTGCGACCGCCGGTGCCTCGCTGGCCTCTTTGGTGGGCATTTTTACCAAGGGCTAATGGCAACCGGCCCCTCTCCCCTCCCCCGCCGTGTTGGTTGGGGAGGGATTTTTTTAAGGTCTCCCCGACATGCAAAAACTTATCAGCATACGGAACCATCTTTTGCAATCGCCATCATTAGCGATTGGCGAGCAAAACATACAAGTTTTTGCATCAAACGGAGTAGTTGTTCGTGCGAAAGGAATTAATAGTGGTGGGTCTTTTCGTATTGAATACACCGCTGTAATTATTATTAATAATTTTTCAAAGGCCGAAGAAATTTTATTCTTCTCTCTTGTTGATTGGATTGCAAAGAACATTGCAGGTCATAGCGATAAAGCTTTTAAGTTTATTGCTCACAAGGTTAACAATCACTGCACAAATTTCGAGGTTGAAATCCCCCTCAGCGACACGGTAAAGGCCACCACAGACGACAACGGAAACCCAGCCTTGGCCCCACAAGGCGGGCTAAGCATCGCCGCGCTATCTGCCTCTTTTGCTCCCGCCGCATCGGGTGCTGTTGGCGTGGAGACAGTCGAGGGGGCGTTCGGTGATGCCTGACCTAAAGGCCCTTGAGGACCTTTTAAGCGGCCTTGCCGCCGCCGCATCACCCCGCGCTATGCTGGCGCTGCAAAAGCGCATCGGCCGGCGTATCCAGTCGGCGACTAAGCGGCGGATCACTCGCCAAGTATCACCCGATGGTGTCAAGTGGGCACCGCGCAAAGACCAAACGGGCATTCGGGGCAAGATGCTTCAGGGCTTTGCCGATGCTGGTTTGCTGCGGGTGATGCCGTCAGCCCATGGTGTGCGTGTGGGCTACACGGGGGCTATTGCGGCGCTCGCGAGAGTCCATCATGACGGCTTGGTCGATACCATCGAGCCGCACGGCGCACAGGTAAAATATGCCCCGCGCAAGCTGATAGGATTAACAGAACAAGACAGAAGTGAAATACTTTCCGATATTGTCAAGGCAATTTCAAAGCAATGAAATCTTTTTACTTTGTTTTTTAAAAAATGAAGGTAAATGATTTGAGGCGTTAGTCGCGCCTCGTTACCGTCTTTTTATGGATAACGTTCTCTCGAACATCACCCGCAATATAGCAAATTTGCTCAGCATCGGCACAATTGCCGCTGTTGAGCACTCTTTTTTGCCGCGTGTGAAGGTCCGAATTGGTGGCCTCCTAACGCGGTGGATCGCTCACCCGGCCTATATGGGCCGGAACTGGCGCGGGTGGTTTCCGGCGCGTGTTGGGCAGCAAGTCGTCACAGGTGCACGCTCTGGTGAGACAACCAACAGCGAAATTTTATCGACGACTTACAGCAGCGCCGCCCCGTCTCCGTCTGACAATCCCGGCCTTGATCTGGTCCAGTTCGAGGATGGGACCCGATTATCTTATGATAGTGATGCAGGCCATCTGCGCTTTGAGAGTATCAAAGATGTAACGATAACTGCCGCCGGCACCATAACACTAGATGCTAAAAATATCGTTTTCCGCACAAGAGAACATGGGTTTCATCAAGTTGATAATCATGGCCGCGCTAGCCGATTAACTCACGTGGATGGTCCACTATTTAAGCAAGAGACATGGACGACGGGGTCAACAGTCACGGCCCTGCCTGACTATGGCTATCACCCGCCAAAAGTCGAGGCCCCCGAATGACGGGGATGAGCCGGGCTACCGGCCAAGCTATCGACCGCAAAGCCCATATCGGGCAAAGCATCACCGATATTTTAACCACCCCGATTGGTACGCGGGTTAAGGTGCGCCCTTATGGCGTCTATCTGCCTGCGCTTGTCGATACGCCGATGCATAAGGCCGGGGCGGCGCGGATTACCGCCGCTGTGGCTGATGCGCTGGCGCGGTGGGAGCCGCGCGTGTCCCTACGGCAAGTTTCCGTAACCGGCACGCCAGAGGGCAAACTCTCCGTTGTCTTGTCGCTGACTGACAATGCATCGGGCGAGGATGTAACGGCGACTACTGTGATGGCAGGTGCGGTATGAGCCTTTTTACAGCTATCGACTTATCCCGCCTCCCCGCCCCAAAAATCCTTGAAAATCCTGGCTTTGACGCTCTCCTTGCTCAGTGGAAGCAAGACTTTCTTGAGCGCATGCCTGATTACTCTGGTCTGTCTTTAGAGAGCGACCCAGTCCTAAAAATCCTAGAAGTTGGCGCCTATAGGGAATCAATCCTCAGGCAGCTCTATATCGACCAGAGCAAAGCTCTTTTGCTCGCCTATGCGCCGTGGGATGTCTTGGTCCATATCGGCGCGGGGTGGGGTGTTCCGCCGCTATCGGGCGAGAGTGATGAAAGCTATCGGGCGCGCATCCAGCTTGCGCCTGAGGCCCTTTCCACGGCCGGCCCGGAAGGGGCGTACACCGTCATTGCAAAGAGTGCCTCGCCGCTGGTTAAGGACGTGCGCGTTCTGTCGCCAAACCCTGGCGACGTTGTAATCATTATCCTTTCCAGCGATGGAGACGGCATTGCGTCACCTGATCTGTTAGACCAGGTGCTGC